CGCAAAGCCGGGTCGTTGAACGCCGACGACGTCACCACGACCGCGCACCTTGCCACCCGGCTTGCCCGCTTTGAACAGCAGCAGCAAGGGTGGGCCTGGTCGTGGATCGCCCCCGACAAGTGGCGGGCCTTCCTCGCCCACTATGGGGTGCGGGGACTCGCCGCTTTGTTGCACCGGCTCATTGGCTGGTTCGCTCGCCTGTTCGGCCGCTGCCGCAAGGCGGCCGCCGCTCCCGTTGCTCCGGCTGTGTGGGTTCCGCTTAACTGCAACCCGTGCGCACCTGGCACCCACGAAGCGCGCGGCGTCCTTTGGGACGGCAGCGAGGGCGTCCTCGCTACCCTCGTTGCCCCGGACCACGTGTGCTTTGCCGCGAGTTACGAGGCTGGGCCAGGCGTCTCCGACTATGGCCTCGCCGGCGTTTGCGTCGCTGGCCAGTACGTTGAGAGCAAGTGTTCATGCGTTGGCACCTGCGCCGAGGCCTTGCGCCGCCGCAACATCATGGCCATTGATGGCCGCAATTGTCAGGAGATCGGCCATTACGCGCATGAGTTCAGCTTCGCCTCCTCATTCCTCACTGGCATTGCCCCCGGCTACAAGTACGACGCCGTCGTTCCCACTTTTGAGGAGTGGATTGAGCCGTTCAACAAAACCACGCGCGCTGAGCTCATAGCCGCCAAGGACCTCCCTTTGGGTTCGCCCCCTCCTGCCATACGCGCGATGGTTAAGAAGGAGATGGGGCTGAAGGACGGCAAGCCTAGAGCCATCCGCCCCACTGATCGCGCCATGGGCGCTCGTTGCGGCCCCCACTACGCTGCTGCTGCTCGGAGCCTTAAGGACGTGTTCACGAAGGACGGGAGCGTCTTCTTCCTCAGCGGCGCCAGTGCTGGGGATATGGGCCGCTACTTCGACGCGGCCTGCGAGGGCATCGCAGGCGCCCCCGCGTTCATCAACGCCGACTTCGCCAACATGGATGGCACTAATACCAGCGGAGGATCGGGCCTGCTCGTGTTCGCCTTGCTCGCCAAGCTGGGCGTCGACCTCGCCGCCCTCGAACAGGACTGGCGCGACTGCGACGCCATCAACACCCGTTACGGCGCTCCGTCGAGGTGTGAGGGCAAGAGTTTCGATTTGTGGGAGTACATGGCCAGCGTATTCTCTGGACATTACGGCACCACCGTGAAGAACTCAGCCCTCAACGCCGCTATCCACGGCATTGTCCAGATCCGCGTCTACGGGGTGCCCAGCGAGTACGCGGTTGTCGAGACCCCGCCCAACCCAGGCTGGGGCCGCTACGTCCAGAATGCCCAGACGGGGTACGGCCAGAACGGACTCCAGGGCTACGAGGGCCATTGGATCGAAGGCGGCGCCGACGCCGCCTCTTTCCTCCACGTTGAGGCTCTGCGCAACTGCGCCGTTGCTGCTATTGGCGGAGACGTCGTCGGCGTCACCCGCGTCGTCGCCAGTCCCGTGTACCTTGCGAAGGTCATGGTCATGGGCGACGACGGCCTCGTTATCTTGCCGTCCGGAGACGCCGTGCGTTACTTGCGCGAGTTTGAGGCCGTCTGCGAGCTGCTCGGCCTCAAGCCGGAAGCCAGCATCGTCGCTTCCCACGAGGCCGTCGAGATTTGCAGCTCACTTGCCTGGCCCACCACCGCCGGCACCGTCTTCGGCCCCAAGCCGGGGCGCGTGCTCGCCCGTAGCGGCTACAAGCGAGCACACCTCCAGAAGAGCTGGGGCGGCCACCTTCGTGGAGACGCCATCAGCGTCCGCGAAAGTGTGGCCCACGTCCCCCTTCTCCGCGCGTGGAATGAAGCCATGCTCCGCCTCACCGCCTCTCACGCGCCCATCCTCGACCGCGAGCACCAGCACAAGGTGCGTAGCGCTTGCGCTTACTCGGGCGGCGACGCCGCTGAGGTCATGTTTTCTGAGCGCTACGGCCTACCTGTCGCTGACCTCAGGGCCATGGAGGCTGAGTTGAAGGCCATTCCTCACCTTCCATACGCCCTCAGCCACCCAGGGTTTGCCGTCGTTGTCGCGCGCGATTCGTGAATCCGGCCCGCAGGAGCGGGACCGTGAAAACATGAATCGTTCACGCAAGGTTACCGTTCGTCGCCCTCGTGCTCCTCGCCTCCGAGTTTCTAGGCCTCTGGCTATCGCGCGCCGCCGTAAGCAGAGGGTTAACATTCCACGACCTCTGCCTGACAGCGGCGCCGGGGCCTATAAGAGGCTCCTCGTCGACCCTTGTTATGGGTCTCTTACGCCGTCTCCTTATTCTGGCGCTCTCGGCGGCAACATCACCCGTAGCGTCGGAGCCTTTTCCACCGCCACTAGTAGCGGAGTTATTTTCTTCCACCCCAATTTCGGAACGTTCTCCAGCCAAAATAATGACGTTACCACTACCAACACTTTGTCCACCGGGAACCCTTCCGCCCCTCCGGGGCGTGCTATCGCTGGATGTCTTCAGGCCACCTTCACCGGGCCTGAGTCGTCCAGAGCCGGTTATATGGCATGCGGGGTTGTCTCAGGCGCCGTCGTTTTCAACCTCCTCCAGGGATCTCAAGGAGGGGGTAGTACGACGTTCACCCTCAACCAAGCTGCTGCTGCGCTCACTTCCATAGAGCGCACGCCGGTGGACAAATGTGAAGTTAATTGGTTTCCGGCCAACGGCGACGAGGAGGTTTGCCCTCCCCTCGCTTACTCGTCGGTTCAGTCTTCTGCTGTTGAGATTTCATTTTCGGCAACTAATTTTGTTTGCCTCGTTTGGATGGGGGTTCCTGCTAGTAATATGTTAATTAAGCTCGTCTCTGTCGTTGAGACCACCGGTAGTACCTCTCAAGGCCCCGGTGGCCTCAGCGGTACTTGGAGCGTGCCCGCCAGCCTTCAGCCAAAATTCCTCTGGAAGGACGTTCTCGGTCAGTTGTCCGCAACTGATTCCGATTGGTATATGAACACTTTCAAGAAGGTTATGGCGTTGGTTGGCGGCGGCGCTTCTGCTTACGCTTCCATGGGCCTACCTGGAGCGTTGGGTTATTTAGTTTCATCAGTTGGCG